CCATACTTTAGTTACCTATTATAGGGTATGAGTAAATATTATCTTGATAACAAGCGGTTTGAGGAGTTGATCGTATTATACCTCAAATACGATAAGAAAAAACGGAAAAAAGGCCCCAACCCATACGAGGATGAGTTAATGGCCTTATTTGATATTTTAATAGGAACTATCCTAGAGTCATTTAAGTTTGATGTGGACCTTGACGATGCCAAACAAGAGTGTTTCTTATTAATTATAAAGAAACTTAAAAACTTTGACCCGAACCATGGTAGTGCCTTTAATTATTTTACAACGGTTATTTTAAATAACCTCCGCCTAGTTTACACCAAACGGAAAAAATATGATAAAAAAATTGCGGACCTTTTTGAGATCCGCAAAGATTCATCAGTAATCGTTCTCGTCAATCCCGAAAGTCCAAAGAATTCTAGAAGGTAAAACTTCTGTGAAGACCTTGTAATCTCTTAGTTTTTTTCTATTTACATAGAAGTAACATAACGGAACAGATGTGCATGGGAAGTTTTTATCAACTTCCGTAAAAAGCTCGGGTGTCTCGAAAGTATCAATTAAAAAGACTGTCGAGAATGCGTCATTCCCGGGTTTTTGTAACTGATCTAAAATATAATTACATCTGTCATCCCAAGGCGACTTAAAGAACACAGCGAAATCGCTTTTATCCTTCTGGGCCTGTATCTGCCTAATGGATTTAAATAGATGGTTATTATTTTTTATCTGAACGAGTTCCATCATAGTTTAGGTGCTTCTTCAGCAACTGTAACGGAGCCTTTTGTGTTAGCCATAACTTCATCCATCTCTGCTTGAACCTTTGCAAATTCTTCAGGATGTTCTTTCTTGTAATCCTCTACCTTTTGAGCAAAGTCTTGTTGCAAGGCTTGTACTCCCTTGTAGAATAAGAACTTGGCAAAATCATCCTGACCCATGTTATCGGGTTTTGCTAGACGACAGAAATTCAAAAAACCTTCAGATTCATCTTTTCCAAATTTAAGTGTTATCTTCATACGACCTTCCTTGTGGCCTTTGTTTTTAAATTCTACTTTACTTTTTGTATCAGTGAAAGAAACTTTTATTCTTTCAGATGATGACATTTTTTTTACTAAAGTAGGATTTAAAGGTTGTGTGGTGTTTGTTGTTTCCATTTTGGAAACCTCCTAGCACTATAATAGGACATAGGAATAAAAAAATATGCAAGACGAATACGACTTAAGCAAACTAGTTAAAAATAAAAAGAAGCGTTTGAACAGCAAGAATAAAGGTAATACCTTTCAGCGCAAAGTTGCTCAGATGTTTAATGAACACTTTGAGACAGAAGAGTTCGCGCCAACGCCGGGATCTGGGGCCTTTGCCACAACACATAGCCTACCTAAGCATCTTCAGATCTACGGAGATCTTATCACACCGCAACAATTCTGTTTCGTACTTGAATGTAAAAAAGGATACAACAGCGAAAACATAGGATCAACATTTACATCTAAGTCTTTAATCAACGAGGCTTTACAACAAGCAGACAGGGATGCTAAAAAGTGTGCAAAGATTCCAATGGTTATCTTCCAACAAGATAGAAAAGATATCTTGTGCATCATACCTTACAAGAAATTCCATCAACCGTTTTTAAACAATCTAAGCTATTATGTAATTTTAAAAAATGAATACTTAATAGTAAAACTAAAAGAGTTATTAAGTATATACACTAAAGAAGCTATATTCTGGTTAATAAGTCATTACTGATACTTAGTAATGATTGTATCAATTAACTTTCTTTGTTCAAACAACAATTTTAATAAATCATTATAAAGTTTTTTAGCTTCTCCTAGGTAACCAGACTCTGATCCAGTAAGTTCATTGTTTTGTTGTTTAATATAGCGACTACCAAACTTCATTGTGTAACCACCATCAGCTAAAGCAAAGTTAGCTATTGGTTCTCCAACATCACAATTATCAGTTAAACATCTTTGAAACACAAAGTTATCTGATTCTGGATCTAATCTAAGTGATCCATCTTTTAATCCGTTTACAAGATCAGACATTGATTTATTTTGATCAGCTACTTTTACATTACCTGTACCTAACACTCCAGCAACAAGTAATTGTGGTACTTCTTCAGCATTACCAGCATTAGATATTAAACTATCTAAAAGAGCAATACCTTTGTTTTTAGTATTTGCATCCTTTGAGCCAACTAGATTTCTAATGGAATCTAAATGAATTGAATCAGATTTATCCTGTAACTCGGTTAACATTTTTTGATACAAATCTTCTGTAATTTTACCACTGTTTAATTTAGCACCATATCTAGCTTTTGATTCATCGTCAGACAATTGAGTTAAAACTAGTTTTGCAACCGAGGGAGGTACTTCTCTGTACTTTCCATTTTTCTTACATTTTTTAAATGCGTCAGTTGTATCATCAAACTTCGCACGCGCATCAGCACACTGTTCATAAAAAGCTCTTACCTCAGACTCAGGAACCCCATGCTCTTTTTGTATACGCTTGTACATTGCTTGCATTTGTGGAGTAACATCTTGTGTAAAGTTTTGATCGGTTTGTTTAGGGGAAGATGTACCCGCAACTACACTACCCTCAACGATAGAAGTTTTAACGCCCACATGAACAACAACGCCGTTAGGATCATACTTCTGCCCTTTAATTTCAGGATACATCTTTTCTGCTGCGGAAGTAGGCAAAATAAACTTCTTGTACATGCCTTCTAATCTAGCAGCATATTTCTTGTCTGATTCATTAGGCATCTTTTTTACTAAAGCTCTTATTGCATTCTTAGCATCTTCCTCTGTGTTGTAAGTGTACAAATGGTCAGTCTTTTTTCCGTTTCTAGTGTTTTCACCAACAGATATGATTGAATTAGGTCTTAGTTTATTTTGAATTATAACATTAATCCTCATCAGTTTAGCAAGTGCGTTGTCTACCAATGCGGATGTTAATTTGTCTAAATTTTCTGGAGTCATACTTATTCCTGACTCCTGTTCTATTTGCATTTTTATTGTATCTAAACTTTTGCTTATTGTTTCTTTAGCTGCACCCCGTAATTCGTCTAAGTTAGTTATTTGAGCTAGTGTTGGATCTAATACTGCTATCTGCCCTGTTTTAAATTCATCTGCAATTCTAAGAGCTTCAAACAATGTAAATCTGTAATCCTCTGTTAATTTAATTAAATCCTTAGCAGCGGAAGCCATGGACGCTTCACCTCTAGCAATATCACCCTCCGTCTTATACCGTAATCCATTTAACATCTTTGAGACTATAACAGGAACTTCTTCACCTATTCGTCCAACTATCTGATTGTATGCGCCTACGCTCTTTGAAAACTCGGTAAATCTTTTTCTAACGGGAAGTAAGAAACCTTCTAGCTCCCCCTCATCAATTTGCGGGTTTTGATTTTTAGCCCACTCTTTAACCTTCTCCTCGTAACTTAGATTAATATGCATAAGCATATTAGTATCTTTTACATTACCTGATCCTTTCGCCCAGCCTATAGTTGCATAAATTGGTTGGTTATTATTCCCTACACCAACTTTAATTCTCATTTTTCTTTTATCATTACCTGCACCAAATTCTATTTTTTTTGCTATGTTTTGTAGGTCTTCATGTAATGATGGATTGTTAGGATTTTTATCTAGCTTCTCGCAGACATCTAAATACTCTTTAAATGTCTCTAAGAATTGTTGCTTCTGTTCATCTGATAAAGGAGTACCATCTATGTTTGTGGCATTCTCTATCTTTTTTTCTAAATCATAATTAGAACCAGAATGAAAATAATCAGTAACATACTCTGGATTTCTTCCTGATAACCATTTAAAAAATGATCCCGCCATTTTTTTTGTAGAAGAGAAGAATGTACCTCTTTCTTTTAACCCCAAGGCAACATCACCAAGCGATATAGTTAATTGTTGGCTTCCCAGATTATGCCATGACGCACTTATTACTTGATTGGTTGGTGATTCTTGAGTGGGAGCATTTTGTTGCTCTGCTCCTTTATCTTTTGGCTGTCCTTCTTGCTCAGATGTTAATAACTTTACAAAATCATTATAATTTTGTTTAGCATTGCCAGTTCCTGCTACTGCCAATGCTCTTCCTCCAGCATTTGGAAACCCATCAAATACAGGCTGACCTCTTGCTTTTCCTTCTTGCGCTATCCAAATAAGACTTCCCGGAATTTGGGAAACCGTAATTTTATTATTTGGAGGAGGTTGGTTTTGTACATTTTGAGCTTGCGTTATGTATTGATCCGCGAGTGCCTTGGCCTGAGGATCTAATTGAACTGCCTCGTCAATAGATACAGGAACACGGAATTCCCGCTTCTTTAATTTTTGATAACTAGTTAATAATTCTTTAAAGTAATCCATATTAAAAAACCCACCCAGTCAATCTGAGTGGGTATAATATATATTATAGTGTTAGTTTATTTTGAACTAGTTGGAGTAAAAGGCGTATTACTATTTTGCTGCCCCTCGGTAGATGTTTCTACAGTATTAGATCGAGATGATGAAGGAACTGGCCTAATACTTTCTACACCTATATTTATAATCTCACTAACAGTTTTATCTGCGTAATTTGATGGAGCCTGCATAAATGAATCATACGAAATCTCTAAAAGATATTCTTGCATTTCATTTTTATGGTAGTCGTAATTACCTAATTTATATCCAAAAATTGTACAACCACTAAAGGCTAGTATTTCAAATAGTTCACCATCTGTAGTATATTTAAGAATTCTTAAATTAAACGATCCCCCCGCAACAGCATCTGAATTAGGTATATACTGTTTATTAAATAAATAACCAAGAATAGAACCATTTCCTCGATATAAATCCTGAACAGTTAGTCTAAATGTTTTTTCACTACTAAGACCATATAATATACCAAGAGTTTTTCCGTCTATGGATAAGTTTGTTTTGTCTTGTATATAGCTAGGAAATTCTATATTTTTTATAGCCAATGTAAATATTGGTATATCTCCAGCTAGTCTTTCCTGATCTGAAGAAAATTCAAATATTGCTTGCCAAGAATAAGTTCTTATAGAATCTAAATTATTTGATAAGTTGAGGATTCTATTTTCATTACGATTTTTTTCAGTTATTCTTGTTTGATTTTGAGCGAACAGCTCGCGTTCAGCTTGAAAACCATTATTTATTATTTGTCTTAAAGATTGTTTTTTAGGTGTAAATATAAATCCACCATCCTCATTTGGAGGACGCTTTAATTCTCTAATAAAAAATGGTGGCCTAGCCATAACCTATCAGTAGTGAGTATTAATATCTGATGAGTTATATTGAACAGCAAAATCATAACGAAGAGTCATTTCAATTGTATGAAATTCATTAGATGTAGCATAGTTGAACTCTGCTAGTTTCCAAGCCTTAGGATAGACTCCGTAAAGTTTTGTTCCACCAACAACATTTCCCTTACCATCCATCTGTAGAACAACTGCGGTTCCCTTCACTTTTGAAGATGATCCTGTTGTGCTACGCATAGTTCCTGATCTACCATCAACAGGATTGTAAGTTCCTTGGAACCAATTGTAGAGGAGATCAGCCATTTGAGGTTGATACAAGTTATCGAATGTAACCTTTAAATCTTCTGTAGATGCTTTACCGGGATAGTAAACTTTTTCATTAAATCTATGAACTTCAATATCCTCAACCATGTGGCCTATTTGAGTGACTTGTTTTGCAGCCAAAGTAAGTGATTTACCTTGTTGGAAATCACCTATTGGAGGTAAACCTTGGAAATGAATTTCCCACTGATAAGATCTTACTGAATCTAAGTTTGTGGATATTAAAGGTAGTTTATTTTTTTCGGAAGTTCCTCTTGAACCTACTCCAGAAGATTTAATAAAATATGGTTGTGGTGTTGCCATGATTGTCTCCTATCAGCCGCCAATCTGAGCAGATTGGCTAGTTACATTAAGCTCAAATACGATGATTTCAGCAGCTTTGGTGGGCTGAACAATTACTTTGCACCAAAGTTCGTTTCTGTCTACCCGTACAGGTGTATTGGTTGTTTCATCGCAAACAACAGAATAATCAATTATACCTCTTCTTGATCTTATATCTTCTAGGAGAGGTGCTATAACTCCGCGAACAGCTTCCCATGTGAATGGATCATTAGGTTCAAACACAAAGGATTGTGTGCTATTTAAAACAGCTTTGCGGAGGTAAATCATCAATCTGCGTACATTAACACGATCAAGTGCTGATGGTGTTCTCTGTGCAGTTCTTTGTCCGAAAATTGTGATTCCGGCTTGTGGGAAGTTTACTATTGGGTTGATTATGTTTCCACCACTATAGAGGGAATCACGATCACCTTGGTTGAGGTTTACTTCCACTTCTATTGGCTTGGTTAGTCTACCTCTACGGAATCCAGCGGGAGCAAACCAAGTGTCTGCTACTGAATCTGTGAAGCACATTTGTCTTGCAGCGAAAATTGATGGATCGTACCAACGATCTATCCCATCAAACACGCTAAACACTTTTACCCAAGGCCAGTAGACAGCAGCGTAATTGCTATTAATAGCAACTGCTCTAGTTTCTGATCTACCATTACTCCACTCGATAGCTTCTTGTGGGGTATTGATTGCTCCATAGGGAGGGGCTACGAGTGCAATGAAATTCTGGCTTGATTCAGCCAAAGTAATCAAAGCATTTTGTACGGCAGTATTATTGAATCCGGGAATTATACCGATTGAGATATTCAAATCGTCATAATCCAATCCGTACAACCCGCTCTTAGGTGTGTCTGAAGGAGATCCAATTATTGCTGCATAGTTTTGTGTATCAGTTCCGGTTCCGTTAGTACCGTTTGCCAAGTTTGAATTGACTTCGATAAACTTAAGGAATCTAGATGTTGCAGTATTTATGTCGGTTGAACCAGAGTTTACAACAGAAGATCCACGCTTGAAGTAACCACCGTAAGTAATTACTGTTGCTGCTGGTATTCCTAGTGCTGTGGCTAATGCCTCGAAGCCACTTAGAGAAGTTACTGATATATCAGTGTATGTTGAACCTGATACTAAGTAGCCCTTGATGTATTCTGACTTGGCATTTTCTAGTCCAATATTAATCTTATCTTCTATGAAGGTTGAAGATGTTAATCCAACTTTGAATTGTTCAGCAGCAGAACCCTTATCATTTACAGTTAGAATTACATTTGCATTTCCAACTGCATCTATTTCGATTGAGTTTCCACTAACCGAGCCATCAGACTTTGTACCACCATTGTAGCCAACGCCGGGGTATAGTGATTTAACTAAGTAAGCTGCTCCTGTAGTTGGGATTGATCCTCCGTATACAGTTACTGCGCTACCGTATGCAGCGTCAGTTAAACTACCATTCACAAATCCAGCACGAATTGCGCTTACTCCAACAGTGTATGCTGAATCTGAATAAGAGGAAACAGATATAGAAGCGGAAGATCCTGCATATGCTCCTGTTAAATAGGTAGCTCCACCTATTAAGTAAGTTCCAATTTGATCACTATCTACGCTTCCACCTACGATGGAATTTATGGCTAAAAATTGAGCGTTGGAAACTGTGGATGCTACTAAACCGCTAGGAATTGCAAACTGTTTTGGTTCTATGTATTTCTCTACACCAGCGTTGTCTGTAACTTGAACTTTTAAGTATAAATTTGAGGATACCCCATAACTATTTGCTGAAACTAGTAAAGAAGGTGCAGTTCCTAACTGAAGAACAGTTGATGCATCAACAGCACTATCTCCAGCAGCACGAATGAAATAAATGGAACGAGTAGTCTCTAAAATCTCTAGAGCACCCTCCAAACCTTGACCCGGAATAGATTCACTAGGTTCACCAAAAGTTCTTATTAAATTTTCTTGTGATGTTATTAGGGTAGCATCATTAACAGGACCTTTTGAAGCAAAGCCAACTATTCCTACTATTGATGAATTACCTGCTACTGGATATTCGGAAATATCCTTCTCTACTGTATAAACTCCCGGGGATACAAAGTTTGCCATATTTAATTCCTCTTATCAGATAATCTTAATAACTTTTCTTTTTGCCAAGTTGTGGATCATTTGGCTTATTTGTGTGGGGTGTACTAACATTGATTGTCTTGGGCCTAACATAATAATGTCATTTCCACTAGGACCTAAAACACATATTTGAAGAGTCTGCAAGGACTCATTGATTATTGTCTTCATGTTTGCCAATCGTTGATTCTTTTATTTTCTTTCATACTTCTATGAAAGTTAGCATGGAATCAATCTATAATATATACCGTACTTGAATATTTAAAGTTAGAAATATTTTTAAATTTCGGATTCATCCAACACCGAGATACTCCATTCAATTAAAAATTGGTTATCTTGGTTTTTAGTTATGCTAGATGTAATGGCTTTGTATGCGACTAGTACAGGGTTATCCTGTTTATAAGTAGAATCGGGATTCTTTGCAAAAAGCCCTAGCTCCAAAATTTCATTGTTATTAGCCATATTTTTTTCGACAAATAATCTAAATTTTGCAGATCTAGTAAAAAACTTGGTTGTCCGGCTTTCTGGGATTTCAACAAAAGATTGCTGACTTCCTTTAATTAAATTTAATCCAGTAGTAAAAGCTGTGTCTACTAAACTGTAATTTTTTTTAATTTCTGAATCTATATTATCTCCATAAGCAGCGTAGGGTAATGGGCTTTGAAGCTCATAAAAATAAGATTGTACAGCAGCATCCTCTAATGAAAAATCAACCTTGCCCGTACCTATTTGAAAGTACCTAATTTGAAAATTTTCTAATTTTGTGTCTTCTTGCTCCGACATTAAATTAGCTAAAGTATATCCCATGCCTTTGGTTATAATGTTATTATCCTCATAAATCTTAGTTTTAGATTCTGAGTCTATTTTAAATATAGATACTTTTCCTTTAATGGATAGGGTCATTTTAATTACTCATGTCAGAATCAATCTCGTACTCAAAATTAAAGTCTTCTATCTGACCTGTAGAAGTCATTAAAAATTTTGGACTGGGAATGTATGTACTGGCAAATACTCTGAACACCCGTTTAATTACTCTATCTTCTCTATCTGCTGCAATTATTTCTGATTCGGTTGCTTCTTCTTTAATAAACAATTTTATATTGTTACTAAAGGATGTTGTAAGTTCTAAGTCAGGTAAAAACCAAGAATGTATTTGTTCTGAGATTTGATCTAGGTCACTCTTATACTTACACAAAACAATTACTTCATATTCCACTTCGATAGGAGTTGGTGCTAAACTAACAACTCTATGATTTCTTTTTGTTACGGTATCGGTTATTTTTTCCGATAATACTACGGGCTTGTATCTTCCACGCTTTTCATCTCTACTACTTTTTGGTTGATCAATAGAAATTATCGGCAGTATTAAATTAGTTTCCTGTACTAATTTTGCTATTGCTCTTTCCTGTGTTGCATGGATACAAGAGACAGGAACAACTTTCCCATCAGGATTTATAGTTATACAATCTGAAAATTTAGCAATTACAGCTCGGAGCATTTCTTTGTAAAAAAAAGAAACACTAGATGCTTTTTTCATGGATCTATTAATTAGCTCCCGTGCTATGGTGGCTGATGTTCTTAATTGAGGTGTTACAGTTCCGGGGTCAACTGATGATCCTGAATAGAGTTTATTTAAATCAATAGACATCTATATCCCTCTGTCCAATTTCTGGAGCTTTCTTATCTAGGTGCATGTTCTGCACTTCTTCCGAATCTCTTAGAACCTTAGCTGTGCAAATGTAATGATAAATTCCATATGCTTCAAAACTATCTTCTTGCACCTCAAAGATTTCATATTTTATATTTTGAAAGTGAGGTTGGATTATATCTCCTGCAATGGGAGATCTACCTATTTTTTTATCAATGTAAGATTTGTTAAATGTAAATAATTGATCGTTAGTTAAATTAATACCAAATTGATTTAGTGGTTCTTCTATAACTTTTGGATCATAGTGACCATAAACTATGATTGCATTTGGGCTTATCGGTTTATTCTTTTGTTCTAAGTAAACTGGATCGTATTCCGTAGAAACTATAAACTTATAATAATTAATCTTAGACCCAGAAAGCCTGATGTTTTCCTCATCAACTAAATTAAACAAATTAATATCTGGATTAGTTCTATCAAATAAACTTAATTCGCTATCGCTATTTACGATTTCGATTTCGGGGATATTGACATTCGTTTTAAAATTTTTATTCATTAATATAATGTGAAGCTAGGTGGTTCTTCAAATTCTGTCAATAATTGTTTCTCTAAAAGATCTAATTCTTTTTCACTTTGTTGAATTAGTGCGTCACCATTCAACTGAGCACCACCTCCGGGGCCGGGTAGTGTTTTATATTTTCCTCGTACCTGTCCTAGTACACCTTTGGCTAATGCTAGTGCGTATTTTTGTATGAATACTTTGTAAGCAGGATGTATAGTATCGGAATTAAGAGCACGATACTGAACTACCACTGATTGATCTGTGGTTGCTGGAACAGGATATATTTGTAAGTATTTGTTATCTACTATATCGAATGATCCATCTTGACCTAGAATCTTTCGCATCATCTCTAAGCTAATTTGAAGAAGATTAAATTCTCCAATGCTAAAATCATTGAACAAAAAGTTTTGTTGAAAATATTTAAGGAAGTAATCTTGCTCTAATGATTGTCCCATACCGGGAACACCAATTAAATCCTTCTTGTACACAACATATTGAATATTATCCATAACATATCGAGGTAACTCATATATGTTTACTCCAGCCGTTGTTTTAAAAGATATAAATTGAGTAGCCCAAAAAGGTGCGTGATTAGCTAGTTTTGTTACAGATTCATCTATAACTGATTTTAATTGAAAATCACTTAACTCAACTCGAATTACGGGGTATCCTAGTCTACCTAGAATATATGATTTTATAGATTCTTCAAATCTAGTAAATTCTATATTATCTTGGATAGTTGTGTTATTTAGTTCATCATATTTTATTTCACCGTTAGGCTTTGATGTATCAACTAAATCTCCATATGGGATAGCAAAACTATTTCCATAAGTATCAATTTTTGGTTTAACTATACCACCCATAAAAAATACCCTCTATTGTATATAGGTAAATGAAAGAGCCAGAGAGATTTTATTTCTCTCTGGCTCAAATTTATTACCTATCGTTTAATCAGGTGTTAGTTGCCTTGACGAATGGTGAGTAGAGGTAGGTTGCGGCAGGTCCAACCAATCTAATGATTCTATAGAATCTGTTAGCAGGTTGAATTGCAGCCTTTGCGTAACGGGTCAAGATACCCTTTCTTGGTTGGAAGGTTTCAGGATCCGTTATTGTTGGTAGTGACTCAATTGGGATGTATGGGCAGTAAACGAATCCACCGTCCATGGGGCTTCCACCCTTGTAACCCATCATAATCTCGTCTTCAGGCCAGAGTGGGTCGATGAAGAGATCGTACTTACCAGCGAACTTACCACGGTACTCAATCTTGTTAGCACCCATGTTTGTGATGCCTTCAGTCTTGGGGCCGATACCACCTTCGAGCTTGGCAGCGGATTCCAACATTGCACCAATCAAAGGTGATGTAATAACCCAGTTACCGGGGCCGCGATGAGTTGTCTTGTAGATGTCCTGTGATGCAAAGTTCATAACTGCTAACAAGTTAGCATAGACATGGCCTGCATGTTGAGGAGCATAGTTCATTGCTGTAGATGTTAGATCTACTACGAAAACATTGCTTCTGCTTGTTGACCCGAAATCATTGGTTGGCATTGTCTGCTGACCATATGTGAAGGATGCAGGTGTAAATGATGTTGATTCATTTGTTGGGCCTGTTCCACCTATTGCACCAAAGTTATTTGAATTAGTTTCATTGTCTAATGATGTTGGATTCCAACCACCAACAGAACCCCCTGTGGTATTCTTAATATTATAAGCAATACCACGGAGGTCTTCAATCAACTCGCGGTCGATTTCAAGTTCCAATTCCTTTGACATGAGTTCGGTCAACTCACGCTCAAGATCAAGATTGTGATAAGCCTTGAGATCTTGGCTAGCTTCAATTGTCCACATCGCACGCATCTTCTTAGTACGAGCGACAACAGGCTGCTGCTCAACACTAATGTTGAGTTCAGGAATACCCGTACCTGTTAGAGTTTCACCTGCTGAAACATTCCAACCAAGGAATGTAGTGTTTGTAGGCCACATAGCAATCTGACCGCCGTATGTGGTTGATGCTGTACCTAAAGTTCCAGAACCATTTGCTCCACCATACAAAGCACTTGTATTAACAGTGCCTGTGGTAGTTAGTGTTCCAGTTGTACCTATGGCTGAAGTGGTTAAACCACGATAGGTTAGATTGTACTTGCTGTACAAAGTTTGTGGAGTACTTGAACCGTACTGACGAGCAGAACCTAAGTAGAAGATCTGTGATACTGGACCTTCCATAGGCTGAACTGAACCAATCTTGTTAAAGATCAATTCGGGGAATACTCTACGAACGAGTGGGAAGGCGAACTTTTGGAAAGTGCCTAAGCGACCCGTGGTAGTTGCTGCTGCTGATAGGTCTTCGTTAACCTGTTGGGCAACGATTGACTTCGCTTGGTTCTCTAGGAGAATAGCGGTAACTTTAGCTGTGTATTGGTCACTAATGCCTTCTAGTACTGGTGACCACTTCTCAACTAGCTTATTGTGGTTGGGATTGTGTAATGAATCGGACATATTATTCCTCAATTATTTAGTTTTGGCATTAGGGCCATAACACCTTCAGTCAAGAACTGGTTATTTACCTTAGAAACTTTCTTGACTGGAGTATTTTCCATCTCGTCAGCAATAATCATTGCTTTCTCTGATGTCTTGAATGGTAAAGTTGCTTGTTCTTTTAATTGTTCAACTTCCTCTTCAAGTTGTATTGCTTCTGATTCTAACAAAGAAGCGGCTTCTTCTAGAGCCTTGTTCTTCTTTGAAAGAACTTTAAGTGCTCTTTCAAGCTCTTGTACTTGTTTTGTTGAAGAAGTAAGTTCCTCTATTAGAACTTGATTTTCTTCCTCTATTTGATTAGACATTTTGATAATGTCGGATACGCCGTTAGCCTCATCGGTTTTTCCAATTTCGAGAGACATTAAGGACTTAATGCTTTCAAACAATTGAGCATTACGATAAATGTCATTTTCTTCTTGGAGTTCTTTTAATGCGTGTTCTTTTATAGCGGTTATTTCCATCCGCAAGAAACCTTTTATTTTAGACTCCAAAAGTTTAACGCGATCATTTACTTCTTCATTTATTATGGTGTCTACTAGTTCCGCAATTTGTGTTACGGTTTCCTCTGAAAGACCCTCTGGCAATAACTGTGCTATGGATTTAACTTCTGACATAAATGCTCCTATGATCTATATTTATTTAATAAGGTTAAAATAAAAACCTTAGATTTTTATTTTTTATAACGATTTACAATTTTATCTATTTCCCTAGATAATGATTCAGCCTTGCTTATTTCTACTATATCAACATCTTCAATTATCTCTTCGGGCTTATATTTTAAATCTAACTTATTTTTAAGTAAGGTAACAAATACATTCTCCCGTAGAGCCTGTTGCTTAGTCTTCTGTTTTAATAATAGCGTAGATTCTGAGACAGATGGGAATGCGCCTCTTGTGCTTGGGTCTGCAACTAGGTCAAAGGTTACCATTTTATAATCTTCTTGAACCTCTTGCTTACCCGGAGTATCTTCGCATTCCTTTAAGCTACCTAAACCACGACTTGAGATACCAATTCTAACACCGTCTTTAATTAACTGCTGTGCAACCTTACCAGCAGGAGTATTGAGCAATTCAGCTTCTCCTATTAGTTTGTTGCCATCCCAATCTAATTTTGTAATTAAGTGTGAGACATTAGTTAATTTAACAGATGTATACTCAGGGTGGTCTAGTTCACCTAGTAATCTTCTCTCTGTAATCATAGGCATTAATTTGCCCATCTCACGCTCTAATAACGACTTCTTGTAGCGACGATTGTTATTATTAAACTCATCGGCTCTACCGAAGATGCCTGCTACACGAACCAAACCATTACCTGATTTAGATTCGTTGATTACTCGTACTGAGTCTGTACCAAAGAAGTCTGTTAATAGATTCATATTAGATTCCTAAAAAT